ATTCACAATTTCATAAAAACCACACACCATAATTATGAATAAGAAAGTAGCAGCACTAGATTTTGAGACCTTTTATAGTAAGGATTATTCAATAGCGGGAAGTTCTACCTACCAATATGTCACGCATCCTGAGTTCGATGCATACCTAGTATCAATTTATTGTCCCGAGTTTGAATATGTCGGGCTGACTAAGGATTACGATTTTACAAGGTTGGATGGGTATACTTTGATCGCCCACAATGCGTCGTTCGACCAACGAGTCTTTGAGCGATGCCAAGAAATGGGGATCATACCTCAGAATATTAAAGTCGAATGGGAATGTTCCGCCGATATGTGCGTATATTTCCAATTCCAAAGAAATCTCAAGGGAGCCGCCAAAGAGCTCTTAGGGGTAGAGATGGATAAAGGGGTTCGCACAAACATGAAGGGTAAGACATGGGACGACATGATCGCCATGGACGAATCTAAAGAGGTTCTTCAGTACGCATTGGATGATGCGAAGTTTACCTACCAGATTTGGGAGATGTACGGAGATAAATGGCCTGAAGAAGAAAAGCGATTGAGTCGGATGACCCGAGCGATGGCTTATGAAGGATTACCGATTGATGTAACCTTGATGGAGAATTCTATTAATCTATTAGAAAAAAGATTATTCGAAGCAAAGAAGGCACTTCCTTGGTACGGAGAAATAGATCCCGATACCAAGAAAGAATATGTCGTATATTCTAAGAAGGCTTTGGCGATTGAGTGCCGTAAGCTTGGCATTGAGCCTCCAAAAAGCTTGGCGAAAGATAGCCCGGTTCTTGAAGAATGGATTAAAGAGAATGGCGATAAGATTTCGTTTGTTGCAGATATGCAGAATTACAACCGAATCAATATGCATTTGAAACGGTTACGCTCTATGCAAGATCGACTGACACCGGAAGGCAAGATGTCATACAACATGAAGTATTTCGGAGCGGATGCTACCGGAAGATGGAGTGGCGACGCTGGCTTTAATGTTCAGAATCTCCCGAGAGAATCGAAATACGGAGTCAACATTCGTAACTGCATATCGGCTGGAGATGGGAATACTCTGATAGTATCCGACCTTTCTCAAATCGAGCCGAGGCTGACAGCGTTTCTTGCTGGGGATACAGATTTCCTAGAGCTTGTAGCTAAAGGGATGTCTCCCTATGAGGCACACGCAAGGCAGACAATGGGATGGACAGGCGGGAAATTAAAGGATGAGGATCCTGAGCTTTATCTACTCGCTAAAGTTCGTGTGTTGCAATTGGGCTACGGAAGTGGATGGTCAAAATTTGCTGAGACTGTAGCAATGTACGGGCAGACTCAAATTCTCGATCAGGATTTTAGCCGGGCAGATGAATTGAGATTTCAAGAGTACGCTGGGAAATACATGCCGGGAAAAGCGACGCTCTACCCTCAACTTCCGACCGACGACCGTCGACAATGGGTCAATGCCTTTATCCAGGTGATGGATTTTCGTGACAAGAATCAGAAGATCACACGGGCTTGGAAATCATTAGATGTGCAGCTTAAACAGACAGCGAGTGAAGGGAATGATTTTGAAATTCCTTTACCCTCTGGCCGGACGCTTAAGTACTTTCGCTGTCGGCATGAGCCCGATGGCGTAACATGTGCGACTCAAAAAGGATCGATTCGTCGGACCAAAATGTACGGAGCCAACCTCTTTCAGAACAGTGTTCAAGCGTTAGCGAGAGACTGTTTCGGATTTATAATGAATCGTATAACGGACGCGGGGTTTAAAATCGTCCTTCATGTACACGATGAAGTTGTCGTTGAAGTGGGCGAAGCGGGCGCTAAACACGCCACAAAAGCGATACAAAAAATCATGAGCACCCCGCCCATGTGGATGAAAGATGTACCAATCTCATCCGATGCAATAATTACAAAACAATACACCAAATGATCATAGGACTTACTGGAAAAAAAGGATGTGGAAAATCATCCGTAGCAAGAATAATAGCGGAAGAGTGGGATTACGGAATTAAAAGTTTCGCAACCCCCATTAAATTAATGCTGTCAGCCATGGGTCTGACTAATGATGAACTCTACAACCCCGAATTAAAGGAAGAAATAATTCCTAAGTTCGGTAAAAGCCCTCGGGAATTGATGCAGCTTTTGGGCACAGAATTTGGGAGAACATTGGTGTCTCAAAATATTTGGGTCTCATCATTGGAGACGCATTTGGAGCCTCAAAGAAATTATGTAATCGATGATGTCCGGTTTCCGAACGAGGCCGCGATGATTAGGGCTCACGGCGGCGTTATTGTTCGAGTAGTCAGAGGATTGGATGACACTCCGGATGAGCATGTGTCTGAAGCGGGTATAAATTCCGAGCTGATAAATTACGAGATTAGAAATATCACATGCCACGAACTGGATTTAAAACTAGCCGTTAACAATGTACTAGAGGAGGTATTGACTTATGGAGCTATTCGCGATTCCAAATCTTAGGGCGAGTCAGGTCAGTAAATCTAAACCTTGGGAAGTTCAATTCGACCTTCCTGAGTTTAGAAACACCACAGAATTCAAAGCATGGGCAGCTAGTCCGAGCACAGTTTACTGCGCATATTCTACCGGCGAAGGAGTAGATCCCGGTCAGCGTGTGAGTGAAGCGAATCCCATGCGATATCTTCATGGCGTGACCGTTGATTGGGACGCTAATTTCACAGATGAAGAATTCGAGGAGATTGTCCGTCGGATGATTGATCATGAATACCCTGTTAATTATATATCCCGATCATATAGCGGAGGGATCCACGCGGTTTGGTTTTTTGAAGATCCAATCTTTTGCCATGGATCTAAAACCAATGAGAAATTCCTTGGGCGTTTGGCCAAAGAGCTGAAGCTTGATGGTAGAGACGCAATCGCTCGGGGGTTTGATTCCGGTATATTTAAAAGACAACATTATTTACTTCATGGGCATGATTGGAAAGCAGTCAGTCCTGAGGCCCGAATTCCGACGGCCATGCTTCACTATTGGCAGTATGAAACAACTAAATCCGCAGATTTTCGTGGTCATGGCGTAGTTATCCCACTTGAAGCCGTTTACGCTGAGATCCAAAGGGTTTGGCCTGACAACCAATGGCCTACGGAATTTGTGGAAGGTAGCCGAGGACCGACCTTTTGGGATCCAGGTGGAGGGCATAAGACTCAGAATGCAGCAATCGTTCGGGAAACCGGGATGCAAGTATTTAACATGCCCAAAGGATTTTATACATGGGCTGAGATAACCAGTAATGAATTCGTAAGGAATTATGAAGTCGGACGGATCGGCAAGGCGATTGAGAATTATTGGTATGACGGGCGGAATTATTTCATCGAGGATGGAAGCGGTTCATTTATAATGAGCTTAAAAGAGGAATGCCAATTAGATCTTCAATGCCGACACAATCTTTCCGGTCGACCAGCGAGACACGAAAATGTATCGGAAGTTAAACAAGCTCTGTTTCAGATCAACTCAGCCAAACGGATTGAAGCTGGTCTACCCTTTTGCTTTGTAAAATCACAAATTGTTAATCATGAAAACCGTCGCTATTTTAATACCGCTCGGGTGAGCCCTTTAACCCCGGCAGACCAAGCTGGCGAATGGGGAGCAGAATTCCCAGTCATTGCAAAATGGATGGCTCATATGCTGGGTGAGAAACAATTGAAGTATGAATTAGCATGGTTGAAGCATGCTTATTTAAATGCTCATGCCGGAAAACCAAAGCGTGGACACGCACACTTTTTAGTCGGTCCTCCTAATTGCGGGAAAACCTTGTATAACACTATTATACTTGGCGGATTATTTGGGGGTGGAATTAAGGCATCAGAATATTTGACCGGTAAATCAGAATGGACAGATCACCTATTCGAATACGGCATGTGGTTGGTTGACGATGAGGCTCCGACCGCATCGAATGCTATGCATACAGCATTTACCGCTCGGCTGAAAGAGCACATCGCGAATGACACATTCTTGATTAATGGTAAATTTAAGAAGTCCGGGCGGGTCTATTGGAGAGGCAGAATCTCATGTACGCTGAATGATGACCCGGTTTCAATGAGGCTCCTCCCCGATTTGGATATGAGCATCAAAGATAAATTGATGGTCTTCAAATGCAATGACGGATTTAAATTCACCAAAGATATTAAACATGTCGTAACCGCTGAACTTCCGGCCTTCGCCGCTTGGCTTTTGGCCCACGAAATTGAGCCTAATCTTTTAGAAACACGGTTTGGAGTGAAAGCATTTGTAAACCACGACCTAGAATCCCGAGCTAGAGCGGACAGTCGATACAGCCATATCATTGAAATTCTCGCGATGTTTAGAAGAACACTTAAGGATGAT